TTAAAGAGGCATCTGAAGACAAAGAAGAACAGTTGGCTATTCTGTCTACATTTGTAAGACTGGGAATTTTAGTATGGTCGGGTGGTATTCTCACATTAGCATATGTAGATCTGCCACCTGCACTTCAGATTCCCAAGCAAGATCTCGATCCGACCTTCATAGCCTCGGTGTTTACTGGGGTTTTAGCTACGTTCGGGGTTCAGACTGCCAAGAAGGGAGCACAAGCTGCCGCAGGCGGTGGTGGAGGTATCTCTAAAGCAGATATGGAAAGATTGATCGCAGCAGCAAAAGAGTCTGCACCTGCTCAAACAATTAGAATTGAGCAAGCACCGATCAAGATTACAACAGATGAAACTTACAAAATGTAATACCATGCAAAAAATTATTAACGTATTAGCAGTCCTGTCATTCGCTGGTGTCCTAGGCATCGTGGGTGGTGGGACTTATGTGTATCTTCGGAAAGATGCACTTATCGAATCCGCTAAGGAGAAAGTTGCTAAAGCAGCAGCAGAAGCGATTGCAGGAGCACTTCCTGGTATGATGGACGCTGCTATGCCAGCGATGCCAGAAATGACAGGTGGTCCTGTTCCTGGTGTACCTCCTACAGTTACAGTTAAGAAGCAGTTACAGGTAATGCCATGACTAAACTAAAGATTGCTGCTGCAACCATTGGTGGACTATTTGCTGTAGCACATATTGGTTTGCTTGGATATGTTATTAGACAACCAGGTAAACAACAGGTTTATCAAGTTCCAACTATCAATATTCCACGCGGTACTCCATATTCATCCTACAAGATTCAAGCAGGAAAAGATGGATACAGTATTGAATATAAAGCAAATGATCCCAAAGTGTTGGAGTCTGAAAAGTCTATTGATTTAGTTCAAACTAAAAACAAAAAAGGACTATTTGGTGGTGCTGATACCTTTGAGGACCGTAAGGAATCTCGCCGTGATCAATACACCATGGAAGGTGTTAGGAACATGGGAGGTGCTGCAACGCTAGATGGCGAGGGAAAGAGTGCAAAAGACATCGAGTGCATCGTGGCGGACGCTGGAGCACGGTCACAAGGTGCGATGGCAGGTAGTGCTGTTGCTGCTGGTGTTGCCGCTCCTGCTCTTGCTAGCATCCCTTACGTTGGATGGTTAGCAGGTGGTTGGGCACTTCTCTTAGGTCAGCAAGTTGGTTCTGAAGTTGGTTCACAAGTAGGACAAGTATTTAATGACTGCTAATGATTGAAGAAATTGATATTGATAATGTGAACATACCCGATATACGGGTTTACCAACCGCCAGAGTGGGCTACAAGTCCACCTCAGGCAATTCCCCCATCTGTTCCTATTACGGAGCAGGTGGGTGTTCCTATTGTTGATATGCCTGGATGTGTAGAAGCACACGAGCAGAATAGTAGTAAAGAAAAAAGTGGTATTCTTTCAGAAGATGATCCGAAGGGTGTGAAGGTATACTGTGATGCTGGTGTGCCATCATTCAATCCCTTAGATTATAATAAAGATAAATTAGAATTTGATTATAAAGCACCTGTACCACCAGTGAAATCTCCTGAACAACCAGAAGTAAAAGCACCAGAAGCAAAGACAGATACACAACCTCCAATTCCAAAATGCCCTACTAGAGAACAGGAGTTATTGAACCCTGTAGGAAAGATCCTAGAGGGTAATAAAAAGATTACTGGTTATGAACTGGTTGGTAAGAAATGTTTGATGGTTACAGAGAATCTAACCATACCTGATCAGATTGTTTATAACGTTCCTAATGCTGGTGCTGTAACTGCTACAGCATCTATTGCTGTTGTGGCAACGACCTCGGCACTGCTCGCAAAACCTCTTGCTGATCTTTTGTTAAAAGTGGTGAAACCTGTCGTGAAGAAAGTCCTGAAGAAGGTTGCGACCTTAAGGGGGAAGAAGATCCCAGTCCAATCGAAAGCGGAGCGCCTAGCTGAGCAGCGTCAGAGGAATGAGGCTGTGAAGAAGTTGAGGTCTGTTCGCCCCTTGAAGAAGTAGACTGAATGGGGTGGTGATGTGGTGCGATAGCATTTTTATTTACTACCATAACATCAGCACATATGACAGCGTATTGTGTCCCAGGTTTAAACATAATTCCAGCTTTTAACAATTCGCCACAATTCTTGAGTCTCGCGATCTCAAAATCTAATCTTTTATTAGCAGTAAGTTGTTGAGTATATGATATTTGAGTTGCTGCTGCTTCTTTACATTGATCCTGCAATTTTTTATCTAATGGTTTAGACCAAGTTGCAGAGAAACCTACACCAATACTGTAGTTATCTTTCTGACCTGTTCTAGTTTTTTTGTGGAATAATACGTCACCTGGATTGTCTAAAATTCCATCCCCAATTGGATTTCCGCTGTCATCGGTAGCACCAAAGTTATCGGTAACATCATAAACGGGATCATCATAATATGGTTCCCAAGGTTTTTGTGCAGATGCAGTTCCTGTTACATAAGGGGTGAAATTAAGAGTTGGTCCCTGACATTGAATACCTCCCCCGTAAGTATTAGTGATGTATGGACCTTGTAAAACCTGAATAGCTTGGTTGGTCACTGAGCCAGAGCTATTCGCGATTGGACTTGCTGTTGCTGATACACCACCAATGGTTTCTGCATTTACAGGTGATGCTAAAAATAGTGCTGCTATTGCGTAAAAATACTTGTAGTGTCTGTTACGCTTGTAACCTCGGTCTCTCTTTGGATAATCGTATGATTCTGAAGACCTGGAGAACTCAGAGTCTCGGTGAACTGGAATGCTGCTCCTGGTGTCGTCTGTGTGAAAGTTGGTTTGCCCGTTACGTTTGTCCATGATGAAGTAACTCCTTCAATTGTTACATTGTTTGTTCCTGTCGTAGGTGACAGATTACCACTAGCGGTTACGCCAGATCCTGTTACGGAATATTGATAACCAGTTGAGTAGTCCATCGAATTGATGGTCTCGGTTATCTTTGATGTCGTCTCCGTGTGGCTCGTCATTGAGCCCTGTGTGAAGTTTGGGACCACGGGGACCGCCTGAGCAGGAGCAAGTATGGCACTTGCACCCACCACAAACATCACATACCAGAATTTGATCTTCCCAAAAGTCATCCTGACCTCCATCAATCAATGACAGTGATCTCCGAGACATATTGTCCGATCGCTGTAGTACCAGCTCCACCAGCAGTTACCGTGAGAACACCTGCACTGGTTACAGTACCTGCTAAAGTATCTTTAGCTCCTGCCGAGTAAGAAGTAACTGAACCGAAGTTTGGATTAGCACCTACAGTTGCAGCACTTGTAGGCACAGCGTCAGCCTGTGTATAAGATTGACTGAAACTAAATGCTGCTCCAGCAGTATCTTGAGTAGCAGCAATTGTGCCAGGATTGTATACACCAGAGGTGATAGTACCAGCAGAAACTGTGCCTGCAGTCGAACCGTCCGTAGTATCAATATTTGAACCTGAAATACTGAACGAAGAACCGATTCTCGTGGAGGTTGCTCTCGCTGCATCAACAGTCAGTTGGACACTTGCTGCATGTTTGGTAACAAGTCCACCCGCATTTGCTGCACTCGCTGTCAATAAAATCATTGCAAAGGGAATGAATTTTTTCATTTTGCCCATTGATTTGTTGTCTTACTATATGTAGGTCTGGGAAACCTTACAAATATGTTCGGCAGGTACACCATATATTTCTAGATATTACTATTAAATAATAGTGTTGGAGGTTTGGTTTTCACTAACCCCTTCAACGCCAAAGGTTGCCTTCGGGGACCACACAATCAAACTCGCTTAATAAAGGAGCATAACAAATGACTGGACTGCGTAAGTTCACCACGAAAGATCTTGGTGCCATCGTAGATGCTGCAGAAAGATACAGCGTCGG